GAAGATCAAGATCACCACACCTGGAGTCCGAGAGCGTATAATTGCTGAAGTCACCAACGACTACTTTGAGACGGAGGCCTTCTCGGTGATGTACGGTGCCGTCCTGGATCGCGTGTGGGCTTTTATTCGCTCGCACAAGGATCGCTTCGAGCTCTTTATCCGCCTGGGACAGGAGATTGCCGAGGGTATCGGCCAATGTACCAATGGCAAGATGGCACGCCTCATCAATGTGCTTCAAGGATTCGATGACACCCTGATGATGGATCACGGAAAGGAGATGTTCCAGAACAAGATCTCAATGTTGCGCCACGCCCCTCTTCAGGACCGCGAGGCGGCGGCTCGTGCACTCTTTGCCGAGTATCAGGTCCCCGAGGCAGAACACGCCAATTGGCTGGACCCTCTTCTGGACGCATAATCATAAAAACACAAAAACACAAAAACACAAAAAAAGGAAAACTATAAAAGTCAAACACACGGCAGCTTTTTGACTTTTATTTGACAGAGATCGAAAGACATACTATTTTTAATGGAACTGGAACAGGATTCTATGGTATTGTTGGAAAAAATTGACATTCATAAAGTCGAGTTATTTACTTACAACTTCTTATCTTACCTTTCTTTCAACGATGCCTTCCAAATGTTGTGCACTTTCCAAAAATGGGAATCCTTGTACGAATTTTACTGTATACCGTTTGGACGGTCTCTGTACTCGCCATCACACGATGAAGTACCGCGAAAACCCCGACTACAAAACGCGATTTGATGCCTTTCGGGCCCAGTTAAACCAAGCACTTGGGTTTGCTCCTACAGAGACATCTGGGTCTTCCGATGAAGACGAGCGAGAGCGTATTCGTACCGAACGACAGGCGTACATTGATCGCGTTCTCTCTTCCCTCGACACTCCAATCGCTTCCAACTTTATGTTGTACGCAAACAAGATGCTCCTTATTTGGAAACGAGAGCACATTGAGGGCATGGACTGTGCCAAGGCCTATGTCACTCTCAAGTACGGGTCCCTACTGAATTCAATGGTGGACATGATTGAACTGTCCAAGGCTGCAGCAGGTGTGTATTTGTTGTCGACTAACAAACACCCCGACTTCGACACCTATGCTGAAGTCCCCTTGGATCAAAAGACAGTCGTGCTCAACAGGCTCAGAGATGCCTTGGTGCCCTTTGGCGAGATTGATTTCATGACCACAATTGACTATGGTGACTTGAATTTCGGAGAGATCTTGGAACGCAACAGAGAGGAGGCCCAAAAAAGGGAGACAGCGTCATAGGAGCCTCCCTAAAAAAAACAAAAACACAAAGTCAAAAACCTCCCGTTTTTTGCCACTGATTCAAATCTGGACCCCCAGTAAGGATGGTTCAAATCCAGTATGCAAGCGATCTTCACATTGACAATGGTTTGAACGCCCCCTTTGCGTCTGTGCTCACCCCTGTGGCCCCGCTTCTTGTGATTGCCGGCGACGTGTGTAGTGCGTGGGATCCCCTGTACGCAAGCTTTCTCGACTGGTGTTCGAAGCACTGGTCCGCCGTAATTCTTGTCGCCGGGAATCACGAGTACTTTATCGAGGACCCGTACGTCAAAACGCTGGACGACACGGATTCCCGCATATACTCCTTGACCGCCAAGTATCGGAACGTCGCCTATCTTCAAGCCGGACAGAGCGTCACCGTGGCAGGCATTCGGTTTGTGGGTGCGACGCTGTGGTCTGCGATAGACCCCTCCATCTGGAACACGATTGCCGACACGAAAGGAGATTACACTCACACCTACACACAACAGGGCCCCACCCTTCGCCATTCCCACCCGTCGGATATGACGGCTCTCCACGCCCTTCACAAGGCCCGTATCGCGTCGGCAATCTGTCCACGGGATCCCGGCGAGTCCATTGTCGTCGTCACCCATCATATGCCTTCCTTTGCCCTCGCAGAACAAAAATACAGGTCGCACCCCCTCCGCAGTTGCTACGCCTCGGCCGACGATGACCTATTTGTCCCCGCTGTCCGTGCGTGGATTTGCGGGCACAGTCATCAGTCGCAACAGTACCGAGCCCCGTCCGGCACGCTCGTCCTCATGAATGCCCGCGGGTACGCGAGCGAACGAAGTCGCATCCTCCGTCCCTACAATCCAGCATGCACCTTTACTCTGTAATCTCGGCCTCATATCCTCGAAGCACATTCACCAGGCGCGCGATTTTTCCACTCACGCACGTGTTGTATCCATCCACAATCTCTTCCAACAAACGAACAAACAGTTCCCCCCGATGGGGGTGTGTGCGAAGGTACGTCCACACGTGGGCAAACAGGTTCCCATATCCCTCATACCGGGTCACATCATGAATGACAGTCCCGACGCAGTATTGACGGTCCAGTTCCAGCATAAAGAACCCCGAGGTACGACACGCCACCACAAACTCCTCCAACGTCTCTTGGCCTTCCGCAACAGGAAGGGCTAGTAGTTTCGGAATCGCCTGACCGGTGGCGGTCTTTACAACGTCCGAGCGTGCATTTTCCGGGTCAAGAGCAAAGAATCGTAAGAAGTCGAGATGTAGGAGACCACAGGAGTCCATGTACTGATTCACTGCGTCTTTCACCCCGTTTCATTTTTTCTATCGACCAAGGAGATGGAGGAACGCTTCTCCAAGATCCTCGATAAAACCTATCCCAATAAAAAGACACGGGACAATTACACGAATCGGATTCAAACCCTTTTGAGGAAATTGGAAGCCCCCACCTTGTTGTCGATCTTGTCGGATCCAGATGGTGCTTATGCCAAGATGAAGCCGTTGTACCCGAGTCTTTCGACCCGTAAAAATATGTTGACGCCCCTTCTAGTGTTTTTTCGAGAAGACGAAGCCCTTCGCACCGAGTTTCCAGAGGCCCAGACGAAATGGAAGAAACTCCACGACGATTTGTCACGGCTCCAGGCGGCCAAGGTGCGACGCTCCGAGCCGGAAGCCAAACAAGTGGAAAAGTACACAAGTTTCGAGGAAATCGAGGCTAAGTACGAAGAGTTGAAGAAGCGCGGGTTCCACGACACGGAGCGTCACAGTCTTCAGTACCTTCTTGTCAGCATCTTTGTTCACCTACGGCCGAAGCGCGCTGATCTTGGGTCCATCAAGATTTACAAGGACGACGACCCCCGCAAAATCGATGAAAACTATGTTGTCTTGCGAAAGAAAGGAACGAGTTTTCTGGTGATGAATCTGTACAAGACCAGCAAATATTATCAAACCGTGGAAGAAGATCTTCCGGAAGGGTTGGTAAAGGATCTGCGCACCTCCTTGTCGCGATGGCCTAGAGACCATCTGTTTCGAAAAGATGACGGTAAACCTATGAGCAACAATACGTTTTCAGTCTTTGTCAAGACGACCTTTGAACAACTATTTGGACGTGGTACTGGCGTCTCGTTGCTACGCCATATTTACATTACCGAGAAATTGAACTTTGACGACATGACGCTGGAAGAGCAGAATGAAGAAGCCAAGTTGATGCTCCATACCTCGGGACTTCAACGCCAGTACAAGTGGCCAAAAAAGACAATTTGTCCCAAGTTGTGTGCGACCTATATTGAAGCGACGTGTGCCACAAAAAAGTCAAAGTCCAAGCAAAAAACGCCCGTAAAGAAAACAGTTAAGGCAAAGAGGACAGCCCAGAAAGGAGTCGGCGCGTCGAAGCCACAAGACCTGGTTGCGTAGCCTCCAGGGACGTCAACAGATCCAAATACGCACTCTCCAAGAGTTTGTATTTGGCTTCCCATTTTGTGGGGGCACTCGTATCAGGAAAGGACGCTTCTAGGCTCTCTGTTTCAATGTAATTTTCTAGAGCTGCCGTTTGTTCTGTTTCATGTTCTTGTCCTTGTACACTCGCGTCATCTTCTTGTAGTTCCGAGACTACACTTTTCGCCACGGACGTCTGGCTTGCCCGTTTTGCCACAATTGTGTCCGAATGCTTTTTAAAGGCCGACCAAATGGCGTCGTGGATACCGATGGTGTATTCTTCTCCCAAGGCGGTGATGACGGACGCTTCTTTCAAGAGTTTCAGCACGGCCGTTTTGGGACGTGAAAAGGAGTTTTTGGACGTGTATTTCGCAGGAAACCCTTTGAGCCATTCGACGGGTTCATGGACGATAAAGTCCAGGTAGTCTTTGAGAGACTGGTCGTCCGTGTAGCGAAAGAGTTTGTAAACTTCGGTAAAATAGCGGGCTTGCCCCCCCAGAAGGGGCGTCGCTTCGGAGAGTTTCATTTTACTTAGACGCAATAATTCGAGGAGCCTTCATTTTTCTCAGACGCGAGTTTGCGCACCGTGTCTTCCAATTCGGAGACCTTGGTGCGAAGAGCCCGGCATTCCGCCAAACACAAGACCACCAATTTTGGATAATCGACGGCCAAGGTTCCGTTCTTTGTTCTCTGAACACAGGTCGGCTCTATGGTGGCAACATCCGTCGCCAGCACACCAATGTCTCGGAGCCCCGTTGATTTCCATTCGAATTCAACCGGGTCCGGAAGACGGGACAAAGTATACGGACGCACATTGTCTTTGAGCACAGGGTCGGATGGATACACCATGCCTCCGGCGTACACGCTTCCATCCACGTAAATGTTTCCAATGGTCGATGTGACCGGCACCCCCATTGTGCTCACGTACAGGTTTCCCCGAATCAGGGTGTCCCCCCCTACATCGAGCCGTGTGAGCGGGGCGGCGACCCCGACTCCGAACCCCGCGGATGTGAAGCGCGCCTGTTCCACTCCCGAGGTTTGAACGGCCAAGTACGGGCGTCCGGAGATGGTGTTGGAGGTCAGCGCGTTGGACCCGTTAATAGTGAGCGGTACATTCGACAAGTTAACAGTGTTGGTAAAGGTGATACTTGTTCCGGTATACGCCTTCATTGTGTTGATAGACAGCGAATTGTTGGTCGTGTTGAGCAGATTCGTAACACTGTTCAACGAATTGGTCAGGGCGGCCGTACTATTCGCACCGGTCGCCGACGACACGACGTTTGTCATCGCCGGTAAATTAAGAATATATGGATTCGGATTTGTCGTTAGAAACGACATTCGCTGTTTTTTCGTAAGAAAAAATCGCCCCATCTAAAACGTGGCAAAGCGTTAGAGGACAAGGACATGGCGACCTTTTACAAACCCTACGTGTCCGATGATTCGGATTCAGAAACAGATTCTGACGGATATACATCGGAAGAATCGTTGATCAACGTCGCCGGAAAGAGTCCTCCTGTCAGCACGGGAGGACCTCAAGCTCCGTTTCAAAACACGATCGCACCCCTATCGTCCGGAACCAAGTTTGAAAGCGAAGCATCCAAGAACACGACGCTGTTTATGATTAACTCGCGGGACCGTGACGCCAATGTCTACCCGCAACCGACCTTTTTTACGATTCGTCTTCCAAAAGTGTACAAGTCCGTCAAAACCATTAACATCACACAATTGAATCTTCTCAACTCGTTCTTTAACTTTTCGGCCTCGTCTGGAAACACGACGATGTATGTCTATGAGCAGGGACGCTTGGTACCGGATCTCACCACGGGAGTCGACGTGAGCAACGCCGTAAAAATCACCATTCGCGACGGAACCTACACGACCGACACACTGGTGACAGAGCTGACAAATGCCCTCAACGCAACCCCCATTTTTGCCGACATTACGCTGGCCTCCTTTATCAGTGGGTTTCAGTCGACGGGCGATTTTTCGCCCTTATTTAATTCTCCCGGTGCCGTTGTGTATGACAGTTTGACGCAAACATACAACAAAAATCAAACCATCAATGATATTGTGGCAAGATACTTTCAAACCAATGCACTTGGAGTCGGTACAATCTCGTACACGTACAATCAGTGTCTTGTCGCCTATTACTATCCCATCGTCAAGGAAATGATTATTGCCCAGCAAGATCCTCTGCCGTTCAGCGTTGTGGGACAAACAGTTCCCGCAGGATTCGAAAGTTGGTACTATTACATTGTCTTTGCGTACACGGGCTTATCGGATCCATATATTACCGCGATTGTAGGAGATTCAGGAAACCAGACAATCTTTAATAATTACCGTGCTCAAAACACCTTTTTGTATTCCTTAGTGAATCAGTACAATTGTACCTACAATACGCAACAAGGTCGCCTTGTTATCAATGCGCCGTCTCTCAACCAGAGCATTAAGACGGATCTGACCAATCAGTATCAATATTATTTGAACCAACTGGTTTCGAGCAACTTTGGAAACATTGACAATTTTAACAATCAGTATAATGTCATTTCAGGAACCAACTCGATCCTTATTGAGTTTTACAACTTTATACAGGCACGGTTCACCTCGAATTTTGGTGTGAATTTTGGAACCTACACTGCCGAATTTTTTGCGAACTCGAACAATCAGATTTCCATCTACAATACATTGAATCGATACGGATGGAATCTGTCTCTCACACCGGGCGTGTCGGAAAGTACCATTTCATCCAATATGCCCGCGGAACAGGTGCCTCATTTTTGGTCTAATATTGCCATCCCTCAAAGTAATTTTGATGTAGGAGGTCCCTTTCAAACCTACCCCTTTGTGTCGACCTACACGGTGCCTGCTTTTCCTTCTAATGAACTATTTTTCTCCAATGCGGGAGAGAATCAGTTTGGATACACAGATCTTTTCTTTCCTATCTATCCAACTCAGTATATGCGTACGACCTTTTCCTCGCGGTGTCGCCAAGACATCAATATCATGACGCTTCCACGCCTTCAATCGGAACGCGGACCAGGAACCGAGGAAGTCTACAATTTAGGCTCGACGCTGACCCAAACCCCGTTGTTGTTTGATACAAGTGATTACACTGCCTTTTCAACCACCTATATTTTGACAGACGTGTCCGGCAATCTTTCGTTCAACATGTACACGGTCTATCAAAACATGTTCAAGACTCCTGATTATATGCGTGCATTAAACGAGTGGCTGGCCAATATGACGCCGCAAATCTTGGCAGGACAGCGCGTTCAACCAACAAACGCCAACTACAACCAACGACCTCCCTTGATTGATATTGCGTTGACCACCTACAAACCCTTTATTTTCTTTCAAATCGCAGCGGACAAGTATTTTGCGGAACCCAATGCCCGTTTCAACATTAGTTTCTACGTGGAAACGCAGGATGGAAGTCCCTTTCCTGTCCCCCTTACCCTCACCTGGTACAAGGACCGTGCCGGGTTTATGGCGGATGTGGCCAACGACTTGGTAGGAGACTTTTATGAAGATCCCCGCCACTACTTCAAGCAAGAAATAGTTCCCGCGGGCGTGTCAACCTATCATATGGTTGTGCCCACACTGAATAACCAGCAGACGTATATGATGATTCATACAGGAAATCGTAACAATGTACCAAGTTCGATTCCTCTTCGTGTTTTTTGTACCTTGACGGGAATTTACGGAGACTATACCATCGCGACTCAGTTGGATCGCCTTGATATGCCGTTTGCCGGTCTTTCCTCCCTCTCGGATCAATATACACCCGCAAGCGCCGTGTTCCAAGATCCGACCAAGTCTATTTACGATCCCGCCATTTTTCAGTTAGGGTACGACACAAACAAGATTAGCAACAACCTTCTGGACTATATTGTTCAAGGAACCAACAACAACAATTATGATCCCATCAATATTACAAACTACCTCAATGGCACCAGCACGGGTCTTCGGTACTTGTTTAATTTGTCGAATGGAGGCGCGGGTGCTCCTCCTCCTAGTATTTCTACTCCTCAGACATGGTCCCTATATTTTGGATCAAATACGAAGAATACCATTCGCGACACCTACAATGCTCAAAACCAAATCTATCTCAGCAGTCTTCAAACTCCCCTTCCTCTAGGATCCAACGCGGGCAATGAATCCATTCTTATTAACTGGTTTCAACCCGGCAATCCGCAATATTTCCAAGGAAACAATACCGTGTACGAACGATATCTTACTCCGGCGATTGATACTACCTGGAATACGAAGATTTCAACGGGATCCATCTTTTTGCCGTGTGTCAATCCAAGCAATGCTTCTTTGAACACAGATTCTCGCCCCGTCCAAGATATTGCCGGGACGTACACACCCGACATGTCTGGATTCTGTGGCTTCAGTTTCTTTTTACCACCGAATCAGGTTGTCAAACTTGATTCCTTCCTTCTCAAGTTCGCCTACACGCAACCGAGTGCCGATCAAAGTTTGAATCAATATACCCGTCTGACTAACTCCCCCCTCAGTCTCAGTAGTCTCCAATACAACAATGCGTTTTACCGCAATCGCGCGACCAAGACGGGCTGGACAGAAAGTACGGGGAGTAATTGGGACGATTGGTTCCTGTACAATCGACGCAATACCAAGTTGGCCGTGTTTTACACCAGTTCCATCGTGGGTGCCAGCACGACCACACTAAGTCTTTCCTCCGCGATTTGTACATTAACCATGAATGAGGTGATACAGGTGAACAATTACCAAAATCAACTGGGAACAGCACGCACACGAGAACCGGAGTGGGGCACTTACTATTCCTACGAAATTGAATCGAATGCCAAAACCCTCTGGGACGTCGATCAAATTAATGGTCCTTCTTACTGGCGATCCACCATTGTTCCCGCTGATTATGCTCCCGTGTACACGGCCGCCGACACCACTTATCCCAACTACTTTTTGAGCCCCCCTGAAGTGTTCAATTACACCTTTCTTCCTCGCAGTTTCGGCGTCGCATCTGCTGTGGGAAACGCTGTGTACAATCCGACCCTCATCAGTTCCTTTACGTTTGATATTCCCAATTCTCTCACCGCCGTGCCATTTTACAATGATCCTGTGACCAATACATGGCGCGTCGGTAGTTTCCACGCCCTGAGTTTCACGGACCAGCCTGTACTGCCCAGCACCTCTGTAGCAGGCGCAGCTCCTTACGCGGGACCCGCAGGAGGATACGCGTGGAATATTCAGCCAAATAGCACGATTCAACTCGTACCTTCAACGCTGGGGCAAATGTTTTACTGGAACACCAAGGTTCGCTACGAAGCCCTCGATCTTCAGTACAATCCTGCGACAGATTTGGTGGCGTTTGGAGGATATAGTACTATCGCTACCGAGTACCAAGATACGATGCTGTTTTTCTACAATAACACGACCTCCGGTGCTGATTTGGGAGATATTTCAACGCAGAAGATGATTGGGGTCAATCCCGTGGACCTTTGGCAGTGGGGACAGGAACAAACACTTGTCGCGAATTCTTCGATCGGATACGTGGCTTCTGACGACCAGAGTGGATACAACTTCTTGTCGTATTTGTACAGCATCCCTGTCCGATCCAGCTTTGAATACGCGATTCACGTACGAGGCTACGACCCCATTCCTTCTTTTCAGACGGGGGTTCGCTTTATCGGCAAAAATTACACCGATTTCGGAAAACCTACGCTGGGAGACATTGCTACAGAAATTGGCAATCTGAGTGGATACAAACCCATCACGGACGCTCAAGCCGCGGGATTCTTATCGAATTTGTACTCCACAAATCTCACTACCTATGTCGGTACTCCTTATACGGTGCCTTATACGCAACAAATCAGCACAAACAACAAGGTTCTCGTGGGGAACGGCAACTACTTTAGTCACGAATACGCAGACTCATTAATCAAGTTTGACGCTCTTTTTTCGACAAGTGCGACCTTTGGGAATGCTCTAGGTACGGTGGCGTCCACCTTCACCTTTACGGGATATACAGATGCTCTCAATCAATATATCGGATTGTTCCAATCGACGACCACCATTTATTCACAATATACGACAATCTTGTCGACCGCGAACGGTGAACTGAACCAATATGTCACAGAACGCTACGGAAACATCTTGCCCGCCAACGTCTTGAACCGCAACCAGATCACGGACCCCCTTCCGTTTCAGTTTCTGTTTTTGTCGAAACTCACGCAACCCTATTTGGGATACTACGACCAGTGGGGTCTCGGATGGAACTTGGGCTTCAATAAGAAGGACACATCACCCCCCAGGACGACCATCACCTCGGACACCTTTATTCGCATTGTACAAGACTACATTTACTTACGCCTGAATCCCGAATTCGAAATCAACACACTCGGTGTGTCCGGCAAGGAAGATCTGGCCGTGTGTCAAGATTCGGCGGGACAGGGTGCCAAGTACTTTTCCAAGATTATTTTGAACGATTTCGCAAGTTACTGTCGCACGGCGGTCCAAGGCCCCAAAGAGTTCAGCCCCGTGCTCGGCAAGTTCGATAAACTCAGTTGCCAACTCATCGACCGAAACGGCAACGCAATCAGCAACGTCGATTGCGAATATGATTTCGTGTTGGAAGTCACAGAGATCGTGAATGGTCCCAAGGCGGACTCGTCTCTTCTGGGACCCACGTCGGACCTGGATATTTACAAGACGATGTAATCTTTTTTCGCACCCCGTGAATAAGAATGGAACCCACGTCTCTCTCTGAATATTATGAAGGAGGTCCCCGAACCTTACGCGAAGCCTTTCCTCCCGCCTGTCTGCGCACCCATTGGGATCCCACCATGCTCACGACACACGTGCTTCCCCAAGGTAAGCCCCAGCATGATTTGTCCTTGGACCCTCGTCCGGCAACCAAGATTTGCTTTACGTATTATCACGCCTCGGCAGGAGATGCTCCTCTTGGTCATGAGAAGACCCCAAGCACCGTGCCTGCCACGCCTTCGCAGTTTCTGGGAGGCCCGCATCGTCCTCACGCAGTGGCCCCTCCGGCGACTCCTCCGGGGGGTCAGGCCAGTCGTGGGTTCGCCTACGCCGGCTTTCATTCCAAAGCCGAGTCGGATCTTGAACTGTTGTCGTATCCTTTAACCCGATGTGCCACTGAGAAATACCTTCCTCCCGGAGGTCCTCCCACGTCGATGAGTACTCAGACGCTTCCGAACGTGACCCTCGGAAACGATGTTCCTCTGGCACGTAAGCTTCCCGTGAGCCAGGCAGCGGGATGTCGCGAAGCGGATGACGCGGCGGCGTGGGCCCGTTCGGATCGCCTTTTTTTCAACCCGACTCGCTACGATCGCACGACGATGGTGCCGGCGGGGTTGAAACAAGCGACCTCGAGGGGGCAAGCCCCCTCTAACCCCCACCAATAGAACTTAAGATGGGGTTGAAGGGGCAGAGCCCCTTGCGGATTCAAACCGTGCTTCCTTCGGAAACTGGTTTGAATTATTTCTCATACTTGTTGGGAATTCAGAATTACAACTGCCTTCGTCGCCTTGTTCGTCTGCCTCCTGTTCGCACGATTTTATAAAATACAGTGGAAGGAGTTAAGATCTTAAATCCACTTGCACCAGACCAAGCGTTTCTTGTTATCATAGATCCTTTTGATATAATCGTCGCCTTAATTGTAGACGGATTTATTGACGTCACCTCAACCATCGTTCCTTCATCGCGTCTAGGATCAGTCTGGACAATGTATCGGGTTCCTACTCTGACGTCTGATCTCGGAACTACAACATACCCAGGATAGCGTCTGTATCGATACCTGAATCGTTCCATATTGTCTTGTGTAATGGCTCGTCTGGTTATAGGATTTGCGGTGTTTCCACGATTAAACATTCGCTGTAAGGATTCTGGTAGGAAGATAGACGCGTCAGAACCAGGGTGTTCACTTCGTAAGCGAACTAATTCGTGTCCATTCTCAAAGGTATTATAACTGATTGGATCTTCTCGCCCCGTTAGATTCATATGTACATTTCCGATGTGAGGGGCTGACGCCACCGCTAGGACTATGCGTAATCGATGGGCTGTAATATTTCCTTGCTGTAAGACCCGATCCGCATTATTGGGGGCTACTACGGGGAGTCCTTGTACAATACGTGATTCCAACCATTCAATAAGAGATGCTCGTTTATACATTCGTGCGGTCGGTGTTCCTTCAAACACGACAAGAACCTGTTCTCCGTCTACAAAATCTTCAAGGGAAATCGGATCTGCCGGAAGGAACTGGTGATTCGCAGGTAGATTCAAAGGGGTTTCGCCTGGTGAAATCAATTCATTCACGATCCTAGGAGCATCTGCTTGTCGTTGTATTCTTTCTTCCTCACGTCGTCTTCTTATGTCTCTTTGTCGTTCTTCTTCTTCTTCCATAAGTCTTCTTCTTCTTGCTAGTCGTTCTCTTTCTACTCTTCTCAATTCTTCTTCCCTCCGTTCCCGTTCTCTATGATAGGAGTTCATCTCCTCTTCTGTAAAGTCAGTTTCAAACTGTGCGTTGTTAAATGCTGTTGCGTATGTAAGTAACCCCCCCGTTACATAATGACCAAACCTATCAGTGCGAGAAAAACGTGGAACAATGAGGTCCCTAAATATGTTAGGCCAACTCGAACTATCCTCATCTAAGGCACCCAACTCTATACCAGCATTATTAGACTCAGTAATCATCCGAATCTTCATGATGGCAGTCTTGATTGCTTCATAATTTCCTACTTGTTCTAAAAATCTCAGTATTTGATCAAAAATAACAGCGTTCGGTGGTTCGTATTGACGCAATATATGGGATAAAATAATAATATAACCAAGATTTTGTGCTTCAGGATACCATTGGGATATCATTCCTATCGCAACGTTCAATCGCTGATTGTAATCACGTATATAGTGTGGTGGACTGAATTGGCTTATGGGGATTAAAAAGCCTTCTAAGCGTTCTTTGAAATCAAGAATCATATTAATGCGATTAAATTGTGCGTCCTCCATACGAGCTTCCTCCATTTTATAAGAGCGGTCTTTTTATTTTTTTTTCCTTTTTTTCTTCTGGTAGCCCAACTACCGGGAGAAAACAATCTAGTTTACATCCGAGACAGAAGATTATCTGCGACCCCTACGTGTCTGCTTGCGTCGATGTGTTTTTTGACGTGTCCTTTGACGTGTCCTTTGACGTGTCCTTTGACGTGTCCTCCGCCCTCCTTCCTTTACGTCGGGGTCAAACTTGTACGTGAATCGCTCAATGTCACCTTGATGGATGGGTTGACGCGTCATTGGATTTCTGTAATCGTTTCGATCAAATAAGGCTTGGATTGTGTTGGGTTTGAAAACAAAGTGATTACTTCCGTGGAGACGCACTAGTTCTTCACCGTCGACAAATTCTTCCGCTGAGATGGGATCCTCTCCATCAGGTGCGAACAGTACGGGAAGGTTCAGCCTGAGGGTTCCGATATGACGTGCGTCTTCAAGAGTAGGATGTTCTTGTACAGGACGAGGAGCTATTGCGTTGAGTCGAATCATACGGGGATGATTGGGATTTACCGCATTTTGTCGGACCAGTATCGGGTGTCCAGGAGGTGGACCGTTTACATTGGGATTTTCCGCATTTTGTCGGGGTAAGAGTCCTTGAGGGGGTGGAGCACGTGGACCGGCCACATTGGGATTCACCGCATTTTGTCGGACCAGTATTGGAGGTCCAGGAGGTAGTGCAAGGGGTCCTCGAACTGGAGGAGGAGGAGGGCCTACTACAGCAGGTTCAGCCGCATTCCGCTCTCGGAGGATGGCTCGTAGATGAGGCATTCCGACTGTATGGAGATAGTATTGAGGATTCTCAATTTCAAAAAAGAGTGTTGAATGGTATCCTCTATCAGGACGTGTGTGGACCATTGTTCCATGGACACGGGAGCCCGGCTCTGCTTGAATGTAGCCATATTCCCCTTGACCTAGAGCAAAGCCTTCCATCTCCACTCCTCTAAATTCAAAGACCGTGAAATCATTACGAATTCGATTTGCGGCAATATAGGTCCGACCGACTACCAGGTCTTGCCAACGAACTTCGCGAGGTGCTGCCATCTATGAAGGCAGTTTATTTTTTACAAAAGAGCGATCGGACAGGTGTCTGTCAAATCGATCAGTGTTTTCGGCTTCGATTCTTTCGGGATGCCTTGCGATTCTTCGTGGAACGACGACTTTTTCGGTTCTTTCGATGCTTACGGGTGTTGCGACGACCACCTCTTTGTCTCAAAGATTCGGCTATTGCTGCAGCCAATTCAGGGTCATTGGCATTGGCATCTTCGGCAGGAGGACAATACGGGTCACGAACCGGTGACCCTACAGGATCTACACACTCACCTGTATGATCGTCGTGTCTACAATGAACTCGAGGTCGAGTAGTGAGAATATTTTCCAGATGCTCACAAAAACCGTCTGTGTCTGCGAGATCTTGGGCAGCAACCACAAATTTTGGGTGATTGTAAAGAGTCTCACGTAATCCGCAACGCGTTATAAGTCTTGTGGCACCACTAGGTCTTTCTAACCCCATGCCATCAGGTGTTCCATAGGTTAACCAATCGGCAGGAATATCAGTTAGTTCTGGATTACACAGTTTTAAGGTCCTCCACACAAGAGGACAAATAATATGCGAGTATGTGCCTTCTTTGTCACCTTCTAATAAAGGAGGATTCTCACATCGAAAGATCATATCTAATCTCCCTAGTATATCTTGAAATCGGTTTTGTAAAGGTCCGGGAGAACCAAGTTGTCCCATTAAATACCTTTTTTGAACAGTATCGTCAATATGTCCAGAGACGCAATCATTTACTTGAATGTATCGTCCGCGGCGACAGGTAGCCATCTTGCTTCTACTTCCTCCCCCGAAAATAATCGCAGACCAACCCTTTCCGGGCCTTTTGAATATTCTAATGTTTTCGGCTTCGATTCTTTCGGGATGCCTTGCGATTCTTCGTGGAACGACGACTTTTTCGGTTCTTTCGATGCTTACGGGTGTTACGACGACCACCTTCTAGACGGAAACCCATTTCTTCTAAGGCGTTTTCATCATTAGGATTCATTCCCATTGCCACTATTGTATTCCTTGATAATGCTTGTAATCGGCTTCTCGCTTCGGCCATAGATGCGGCTAGAGCAGCAGCCATTTCATTGTTTCCTTGATTGCCAGGAATATGTTCTATATCCTCATCAATCAAATCCAAATCATCACAAGGGTTAACGCCATCAATTATCGGGGGTGCCACATAAGCACCTGTTGTTACTAGAGTCCGTAACATAGTTACGATTGCTGGACTGCCACGTATTGTTTCGACTGCTTCATTCCAGTGTTCATCTTCATCGTATACATGATTTGTTCTTCGTGTAGCTCCAGAAGGGAAAGGACCAGCAAGAGCACCCGGAAGATCGTCACCGTATCGTCTCCAGTTTTCTGGAAAATCTCTATCTCCTTCTTCGTATAAGACTCTCCAAATTAACGGACATACAATATGGGATAAAAGGCCTATCGCATGTTCATTTAATCTTCGGCTCAATCGATTTACAACGAAATTAAATCTAGCACATCCAATCGCACCCATTACACCCCTTTGAATATGATCCATAATATGTCCATATTCATTGCGTCCATTTGGCTGTGTAGCATCAGCATCAACCGCTACAAAATGTCTACCTAATCTGAAATCTCTAACGGCAGCATTCATTGGGTTATTCATAGCCATCGTCTCTATTCCCTCCCCCGAAAATAATCTCAGACCACCGAAACTATGAACCTCTACCGCATCTTTCCTGTTCTCTGGAATGACGGCAACGGAGGCAATCAGCAACAAGCCCAGACCATTTACGGAATTGACCGGGCCCCTCCTTCAGGAACCTTTCCGACCTGCTGTTGCGCCCGACCCAAGGAAGACCCCGCCTACTATTGGGACAATGCCACCTTTCAACGGCTTCTTCCTCCCCCCAACATACCGGGGTGTTGCTACCAACCATCGTCGACCTACGGAGTGAATTGGGCTCTGCTTCCCGCCTGGCTCTCCTACATTCAACAATTCGGGTACGTGGTCAGCGTTGACTTCTCTAAACTTAAACCCTACAGCGACATTTATATTACCGGACCCTAAGTAAATGAAATTCCCTTTTCCGGCGTGGGCACAACAATTAAACATCAGTCTTGGGGATATTTCCGGAAATGTCGCAACGGCGGTCGGAGCAGACGACGCGATTTATTTTGCCGTTGCGACGCTGGCTATTTGTCCCATTCCTGCGACTCCGTCCTTGCCAGGACAACCGCCTTCCGAAGGAGTCCCCCCTCTTCCAGGAGCCGCCCTTGTCACACAGGGACTCTATACGCCCCCCTCAGGCGCCTTTCCTCCCTTGACTCCTGACCTCATCGATTCTTTGACGAATCCCTGTCGAAACACGACGTACAATATTGCCGTCGGAAAAATTACTCGCACTGGAACTCCTCAATGGATTCTTGTCTCTCCCGCGATGGTTACAACTACAAATGACATAACCCCCGCCATCATCACAGGGCCGTCCGGCCAAGTCTATGTTGCGTACGGAACACAGGATTCCACGTACAACAACTTGAATATGACCTACGTTCCGAATTTCTGTAATAAATGCTTACAACCAGGACCCGCTGACATTGTCTTGGCCCGTATTGACGAAGTGGAAGGACAACCCTCAGTGACCTGGGTCAAGCAAAATGCCCAACTCAATTCCTGTAACGATGAATCGGTCCCTCAACTTGCCATCGATCCCACCAATCAACTCTTGTACGTGGCCTTACAAACAAGTTACGCGATCCAGTGTTTTACCGCAATTGGCCAACCAAACATTGTTCTGTCGTGTTTCGACTTGAACGGAAAACAACTGTGGACGGAAGCCGGCGCGAATCTCAACAGCACCGGACAAAACACGAATCCCGCGATCGCGGCCGATACGCAGGGAGGGGTCTATGTCGCCTTTGAAACAACAGGACAAATTCAAGGAGGGGCCATCCCGCCCACAAAGCAGATTGAAGTGGTTCGGTACCAGACACTGGTCTCGAGTCCCGGTGTCAGCACAGGATATTTCCGGTCCTGGGTGTACAGCGGAACAGGGTCCCCTTCCTTGTTTGCCACCAACACGTCTCAGACACCGTCTCTGGCTTTTTCGTCGATGGGGGTCCTGGCCGTCGCCTATACGACTTCGGGCACGGTTCCGGGTGGAACACGTACGGCGTCCATGAATGACCTTGTGGTCGCAG